GATGCGTAAAAAGGAGCAGGCGGATGTCACGCCCTGAAGATGTTAAAGATTGGGCTTTTGTAGTTGCATTCTACATTTGGCTCATGGCTGTGTTTTATGTGATTTTCTTTTCATGAATGAAGAACAATTGCATTATCTCGGCAATTACGGCCAGTGCAAACTTGTCAAATGCCTGTGCATTGACCATGATACGCCACGCTATGACGGTGCTTGGGGCGGGTTAGCTTGCCCCGACTGGCAACCCATTGGCGCGGTTTCTATGGAACAAATGGTTGAATATGCTAAGAAAAACTATAAGAAAGCACAAAACACCGATGCGGCGTAAAAACAAAACCATCCCCACAAAAGCGCACCCCTTGGTTCAGCAAATCTTTATGATGATGAATGAACAAGGGAGAACATATCAAGAACTGGCCGACAAGGCTGGGGTAAAGCCCCGCGTTTTGGAAAGGTGGCGCTTGAATGTTATGCCGCAATTGCATACATTAGAGCTTGTTCTCGGGGCTTTGGGGGCAAATTTAGTAATATTTAAAAATCACGGCAAAAAAGATGAGCGGAATACTTGACCTAGACGGTCACTCTTATGACATTGACCAAAACCTACGGGAGCTGGACAGGGCAGACTGTGAGGACAGCCTTTACACTTTTCTCAAAAACGCATGGCGCTACATAGACTCAAGCGCATTTACAGACGGTTGGCCTATTGAGGCCGTGGCAGAACATCTCCAAGCCGTGGCAGACGGTGACATCCGCAAGCTCATTATTAACATTCCGCCCCGCTGCTCCAAGTCATCTTTGACATCCGTGGCATTCCCCGCATGGGTTTGGGCGCAACCTTGGTCAGGCCCAACATCTGGCCCGGGGGTTCAGTTCCTTCACGCCTCATACGCCCAACAGCTTTCACTGCGTGATTCGGTTAAGTGCCGCCGCCTCATTGAATCCCCTTGGTATCAGTCATTATGGGGAGAAAGGTTTAAGTTAACTGGTGACCAGAACACAAAAACCCGCTTTGACAATGATAAGAATGGGTCCCGCTTGTCAACCTCGGTGGGATCGGCCCTTACCGGTGAAGGGGGCAGCATCATTGTGGTTGACGATCCGAATGCTGCACAAGAAGCCTTTTCGGAAGCCACTATTGCGGCAACCATTGAATGGTGGGACTCTGCCCTTTCAACCCGTCTTAATGACCCAAAAACTGGTGCATTCATTGTCATCCAGCAAAGATTGTCTGAAGAAGACCTTACGGGCCATATCATGTCTACGGATGAAGGCGAGTGGACGCATCTCTGCCTCCCAATGCGCTACGAGTGGCAAAGGCATAGTTATTCCCGCTTTGGCGGTGTTGAATGGAATGACCCTCGTGGTCTGGATGATGAAGGGGAGCCGTTAGTCCTTGTTGGCCCAAGCGGCGACCGCATGGCTCGGGATTTTGAGGCGCAACAAATATTAGAACAAAGAGAGAACAGCCTGCTTTGGCCTGAACGGTTTGGGGAAGAGGAAATAACAATTTTGGAAAAACGTCTTGGCCCGTGGGGCGCAGCCGGACAGTTGCAACAGCGGCCTGAACCAAAGGGCGGCGGTATCATTAAACGTGAGTGGTGGTTGCCTTGGGAAGAACAAAATTACCCCAATATGGACTACATTGTGGCCTGTTTAGACACGGCGTACACCACAAAAACGGAGAATGATCCCTCGGCTATGACCGTTTGGGGTGTTTTTACAACTGACACGCTGGCAACTGCGCCAACAATGGCTGCTGGCAGATACCCCGGACAGGACCGTGTGGAATTGTTCCGTCAGCACAATGAAACCAACCCACGCGCCATACTAATGAACGCTTGGCAGGGCAGATATGAATTACATGACCTTGTGGCAAAGGTGGAAGATACCTGTCGGACCATGAAAGTGGATGTGGTCCTGATTGAAAACAAAGCGGCGGGTTATTCCGTGGCGCAGGAAATGAAGCGCCTGTTTGGCAACGCAAAATTTGGCATTCAGATGTTTGACCCCAAGTCCATGGACAAACTGGCGCGACTTTATTCCGTGCAGCATTTGTTTGCCGAGGGTCTGGTTTATGCCCCTATCCGACAGTGGGCAGAAATGGTAATAACGCAAGTTGGTCAGTTCCCTAAAGGGAAACATGATGACTTGGTGGATACTGTCAGTATGGCAATGCGCCATCTCCGTGACACGGGTGTGTTGATTCGGGGGTCTGAATGGTCTGCTGAAATGGAAGCTAATTTGGCGTTTAAGGGTAAAGGTGCCTTTGAACCGCTATATCCGGGGTAAAAGAGGGCGTTATGACACCAGTTCTTGCTTCAGCTATTGTGGATGTCATTCATCCCGCAACGCCCCTTGCTTTAGGGCTGTTTAAAGTCACTGTTTGGGGCAAAGAACCGTATAATTTCACCAGAGTCTATGAAATTTCTGCCAAATCTGATAATATGGCAGCGCAGCAGGGCATTCGGCGCTTTGAAACCGAGGCTTCACTCCTTTTTGGACAGGTGAACTAATATGGCAATGACACCGGATTTAACGCCTAACCTGAGGATGAACCCATTTGAGCTTGGCGAACCAGAATCTCAGGCAGAAGATGTCATTGTTGAGGTTATTGAAAATGGCGAAACGCCAACTTTTGATTCGGATGGCAATGTCATTGAGATTAAACACGGGGATGGCTCAGTAACCATTTCCTTGGACGGCAAGCCCATCAAAGAAAACCGGAAAAAGCGCGACACCGAATCATGGTTCCGCAATTTAGCTGAAGAAATTGACGAAAATGACCTCCGCTCCATTGCAAGTGATCTTATTCGGGGCATTGAAGAAGACCTTGAAAGCCGGAAAGACTGGGTGGAAAGCCGGTCACAGGGTGTTAAGTTGCTGGGACTCAAAATTGAGATACCGAATGTGGCTGGCGCGTCTGATGGTGCTCCGGTGGAGGGAATGAGTAAAGTCCGCCATCCGCTGCTGCTGGAAGCTGTGCTGCGGTTCCAAGCCAACGCCCGTGCAGAAATGCTGCCAACGGACGGACCTGTCAAAATCCGTAATGATAACAACAACGCAAGCCTGCAAGAAGACCAAACGGCCAACGCGTTTCAGCGTGACATGAACCATTACCTGACTGTCACAGCTTCAGAATACTATCCTGACACTGACCGTATGCTGCTGATGCTCGGGTTTGGTGGCACGGCATTTAAAAAGGTTTATTTTTGCCCATTGCGTGGCAGGCCGGTTTCAGAAAGCGTGGATGCAGATGATCTTATTGTCAATAATAATGCCACTGATCTCCAAAATGCTAAACGCATTACACACCGCACGTTTATGCGTCCAAGCACGGTTAAGCGCTTGCAAATCTTGGGTGTTTACAAAGATATACCTCTTTCAACCCCAAAAGCTCGTGACCCAGATAGTTACAAGCGGGAAAAGAACGCTCAACAAGGTATTGCTTCAGATGATGGTCGTCCTGAAGACCGTGACCGCGAGATTTACGAGTGCTATTGCGAGCTTGACATCCCGGGCTTTGAGCATTCTTGGAAGGGTAAAGACACTGGATTGGAAATTCCTTACCGTGTCACAATTGACGTATCTTCCAAAGAAGTGCTTTCAATTGTCCGCAACTATGATGAAGATACTGCTCAACTTCCTGAAGCGCGGCAAAACTTTGTAAAATACACTTTTGTCCCCGGCATGGGCTTCTATGACATTGGTTTGCTTCACATTTTGGGCAATACGACCAATGCCATCACGGCTGCATGGCGCGAGCTGCTGGACGCTGGGATGTATAACAACTTCCCCGGATTCCTCATGGCGGACACGGGCGCACGGCAAAATACCAACATTTTCCGCGTTCCTCCCGGTGGCGGCGCATTGGTGAAAACGGGCGGTATGCCCATTACGCAGGCCATTATGCCGTTGCCATACAAGGAACCCTCTGGCGCGTTAATGAACCTTGTTAACAACATGGCTGAAACAGGGATGCGCGTAGGCGGGACATCTGAAGCGGCTGTGACAGAGGGCAAGCAGGACGCGCCAGTAGGCACAACCCTTGCTATGATTGAGCAAGCGCAGAAAGTTCTTAACTCTGTCCACAAGCGGATGCACCAAGCCCAGTCACAGGAATTTACCCTTCTGGTGCGGTGCTTCCAAGAAAACCCAGAGAGTTTCTGGCAGAAAAACCGCCGCCCCGCTATGCCATGGGATGAGCAGACATTTTTGCAGGCTCTCAATGACATTGAGCTGACCCCGCAAGCTGACCCCAACACGGCAAGTCAGACCCAGCGCCTTATGAAGGTGGCTGCTTTGAAGCAGTTGTCGGCTGCAAGCCCTGCCTTGTATGATCCAATTGCGGTGGATACTGCTGCTTTGCAGGCCCTTGGCTGGACCAATCCGAGCCAGTTCTTGGCCCCGCAGACCGGTGCGCCTCCGCCTGAAATGATCCAGATGCAGGCTAAAATGCAGAATGAGGCTATGTCTGCACAGTCTCGCATGTTGGATTCTCAGACACGCGCCAAGCAGGGTGAGGCAGATGCCGCACTCGCCATGGCACGGGCTAAAGAAGTATTGGCAAAAGCTGGCGGTGACGGTCAAAACGGACAGCCGAGCATCCAAGACCAGATCAAGATGCAGGAAATGCAGTTGCAGCGTGAAGATATGCAGCAAAAGCAGCAAGACTCAATCTTGGATGCCATTAACCGGAAGCGTGACCGCGAAAGCCGCGAGCGCCTTGCTGCCATGAAGTTTGCTGAAGATGCCATGCAGAACCCCCAAGGTTTGGCCGTGGCACAGCACCTCGTGCCACAAGAAATGCTTAACCGGTTGGAAAATCAGGAAGAACCTTTGCACCAAAACCCGTTGCAAGAGATTAAGTAGGTTGCGCCATGGCAAAACCCGGCAAAAAGGCGGCAAAAGCTATAATCCTTGCTCATAAAATCATCCGGCTTAAAAGGGCGGATGGCGGTGAGACTGATCCTATGCAGGATTCGGATTATACATCCCCGCCCGACAAACCTGATTATGTCATGTCAACCGAGCCAACAAAGTCCGTTTTGACACCAGACACGTTTTATGAACGCGCCAATTCTGTTTTAAAAGAAAAAGCTAGGGATTTTGGGCAAGGTTTGTCAGAAATGCCGGGCCAAGCGTGGGAAGCTATAAAATATCCTATGCAAGCCTTGCGGGGTGAGACTACTAAGGGAGTAGACCCTAACACAGGCAGAGTTGTTGACGTTTCTCCGTCAGGGATGACGGGTGACGAGGCGGCAATGGTCGGCGCAGGGTTAATGTCTACTGGCGCGTTACCTGACATTATGGCAGGCAAAGTAACTCCTAACGTCACAAGAATGTTTGCGGGTCCAAAAGCGGCTACAGCAGACTTAAACGCCCTAAATATAGCCCAAGAAATGATGAACCAAGGTAAGGCAGCAGAAGATGTATTTAATAAAACAGGGTGGTTTGAAGGCAAAGACAATATGTGGAGACATGAAATTTCAGATGCAAACTCATCTTTAAATCTTGCGCCATTACGGGAGCCTTCAAAAAGCTCTTACCTTCTTACATCGGCCAAACTTGGGGATGTGCTTGACCATCCAGATTTGTATGAAGCATATCCGTGGTTAAAAAACACTGATGTAATATTAGACCCAGAAACAACAGCAAATGCCTATTATAACACAAGAGAAGGTACCATTGGTATAAATCCGAATCTTTCAGATAAAGATGCTCATTTGAGTGTTTTGCATGAAGTCATGCACGCAATTCAAGAAAATGAAGGTTATGGAAGAGGTTATTCTCCTAACCCTAAAAGAGCTTTAATTTCTGGAACTGAAGAAAATGCTCGGTACAAAAAAATGATAAATTCATACACCCCAGAAGAAATGGAAAATTTAGGAATTTCAAAACAAAAAATTATGGATTTGGTTGCCAATAACACTTACATGACAAATTCAGGTGAAGTTGAAGCCAGAAATGTTCCGCACCGTTTTTCTAACCCAACAAAAAAATTTCCAACAAAAACAGAAGATACTCCTAGAGAATATCAGTGGGTAAGACCAAATTATTACGCACACGGTGGAAAAACAAACACTTTAATTGACACGGCTCTTATGCTAATGTCACGAAAGACTTAGCCAACAAGTCGGTATGTTTGGCACGGTGGACGCACCGTTTAACTCCATGGAGCTACCATGAACGACATGGCAAAATCTGCCCGTGCGGCTATGAAGGCTAAGGCTAAAAAGCTGACAACGGACCCCCACGAGAAAGTTGATTCCTCAACTTGGACTCCGCCCGAGCCTTTGGAAACTGAAGTTAAGACGGGCCTTCGTCCTATCTCCCGCCGCCAGTTTAAGGCAGGTGGTAAAGTTGGTGGGAACAAAGCAAGAACCCATGCAGGCCATAAGCCGCGTAAGTCTGGCGGAAAAGCAATTTCCGCAAACAGCCTCATTAACCGTGACGTTAGGGAAGCCAACGAGCTGCGCGAAGGCATTAAGCATGTTGGCGGCTTCAAACGCGGGGGCAAGATTAAGCGCGAGCACCACGCTGATGGTAACCCCGCTGGCGATGAAATTGGCAACCTGATCCGCAATATGCCACAGGAAGCCCCAGACCGTGAGGCTATGAGCCGCAAGGTGCGCGACATTCAGACTGATGCTGCGCTGCGAAATAAAGATGGCAACATCCCAACGCCACCCATGCGGCCTCAGCCGAAAGACTCAAACCGCATCACTATGCCAGCCATGAAAAAGGGTGGCCGCGCTAAGAAATTCCTTGGTGGCCCGATGATGCAGCCCGGCACTATGATGTCGTCTGCGCCTTCCATGAACGTGGCAAACACGCAGGGTATGCCTCAAGGTATGCCGGGCCAAGACCCGCGCCAAAACATTGTCAGCAAAGACCGCCTTAACTTTGGCATGGGGACGCAAGGCAACCCATACAAAAAGGGTGGCAAAGTAGCTCACCCTGACGAAGCTGCTGACAAGCAGCTCATTAAGAAGATGGTAAAATCTTCTGCCATGAAGCGTGAAGAGCATTGCTGGGGTGGTGAAGCTGGCGGTAAAAAGCGCAAAGAAGGCGGCGGCGTTTTCTCCGGTCCTAGCTACCCCGGAAAAGTTCCCGGTGTTGTCCCCGGCGGGCGCATGGCGCGTAAGTCTGGCGGCAAAGCTATGACAGTTAATGTCATTGTTGCTGGTAAAGAAAAGCCTGTTGGTATGACACCTCCTGCTGGAATGGTTCCTCCGGCTGGTGGACCTCCTGCTGGTGGCCGCCCACCTGTTTCGGTTCCTCCTCCGCAGCCTTTGGGCCCTGCGGCTGGCGCACCGATGATGCCTCAGATGCCTCCACAGCAGATGCCACAACAGCCCCCTATGGGCCGTAAACATGGTGGCCGGACATTCCATTCCTACAAGGATATGACTGCTGGCTCGGCTTC